ATCCAAATTCGGCAATGATTCTTGAAAATCCTTTACACAACTATTAATGTCATTGCGGTTATGAACCTGACTCGTCATAATACCTGCTTCTTTCATTTTTTCCATAAATTCTTGTTTTTTTCCATTAAATACACGAATAGAATAAAGCCAATAGGCCGAATTACATTTTTTATTAGAATTCATTAATTGAATACCGGATACTTCTTTCAAATGTTCATCAAAATAGGCTGCATTCTCTCTATTTTTTCGTAAGAGGACATCCATGTGGGGCAAATTATATAAACCAAGTGTCGCATTAATATCATTCATATGAAACTTGTAGCCATATTCCACAATATCATTTTCCAAGCGTAAATCTTTACCTTTATAATTGCGTTTATCACGATCAATCCCATACCAGCGTAATAATTTACATCGGTCATATAAGTATTCATTTGGCAAAGTAATAAATCCACCATCGCCGGTTGTTAAATGTTTAATCGCCTGTAAACTAAAAACACAAATATGTCCCTCACTTCCTTTCCCCCCAATTTTTCCGCCATTATACTCTGCTCCAAAAGCGTGAGCACAATCTTCTACCACCATGGGTTTAAATCCATATTTTTCTTTGTGTTCTTCGCATATTTTATTTAATTCATCCAAATCAATCGGGTTTCCTCCCCAATGTACCAAATAAATAACTTTTGTCTTTTCATTCAGTTTATTTTTCAAATCAATTAAATCAATATTGGCACTTTCCAAATCGACATCTAACCATTGCATATTAACTTGATTGGCTAATATAGCGGCTGTTGTTGCAAAACATGTTAATGCTGGCGTTAAAACAATATCCGTTTCTTCATTAAAGCCTGGCCACTGAAAGCGTTCATCTTTGTTTTTTAACAAGCGTAAAGCCAGCGTCAAGCCTGCCGTTGCTGAATTCAATGTTAGAATATAAGGATTATCCATATATTCTTTTAAAGCCTTTTCAAATTCTTCAACTTTAGGGCCTTGTGTAATTTGTCCGGACATTAACACCTCATTGACAGGTTTCAATACATCTTCGCTCATAAAAACTTTAAATAATGATAACATAGAGATAATAAATATAGATAATAAATATAAATATAAGTATTTAAATATTAATACTTAATTATTAATATAATGAATTCATCGTATAAAAATAAAGATATTGATTATGGTGAACTAATTGAAGCGATTACCTTGTGTCAAAATCCCAAATCAATTGTAGAAATTGGTATTTTAGATGGTTATTCTTTGCATCATTTTATTAATAGTACCAACAGTAACAATAGTAAAACAACAAGTATTCAAGCCTATGATATTTTTGACAAATTTAATGGAAATCATGCTATGGAATTTGAATTAAAAGAGAGATTTAAAAATAATCATAATGTATCAATTAATTATGGTGATTTTTATGAAGTATATAAAAATATAGATAACAACATAGATATTATTCATATTGATATAGCTAATAATGGCGATACATACGAGTATGCGATTCAACATTATTTACCCAAACTTTCTCCAACGGGTATAATGTTATTAGAAGGTGGTAGTCAAGAACGAGATGAGGTTGAATGGATGATAAAATACAATAAACCTAAAATAGCTCCTATTTTAACAAAATACGCGAATGATTATACCATAAAAACATTTGGTAGCCATCCGTCATTAACCCTAATTTCACCTCCCCGTTGAACCAAACCCTCCTTCCCCGCGCACCGTATCCATATCTAATTCTTCTACCAACTCGACGCGTAAAGGATAGGTCAAATTCGGCGAACAAATCTGCACGAGGCGCTGGGCTTGTTCAATCTGAAAACTCTCAATGTGTACATTATCAAAAGCCGCAATATAGTTGCCGCGATAGCCTGAATCAATTACACCCACCGAGTTGGCCAAGCGGAGAGGTGTTTTCGTGCCGGTGCTAGAGCGCGGGTAAAGGAAATAACCGACGGGTGTGCTTGTAGTTGTAGTTGTACTATTTGTCTTAGGCACCGGTTCGCATATATAAGACATGGCACCGCGGACGCCAAGGTCAACCTTAACCGTGCTTAATCCAGCGACTTTTACATCTGCGGGACAAATCAGGTTAAACCCCGCGTCATAATAACATTGGGTATTAATACTCTCATTATGCGATGAGACCGCCTCAACATACATATTGTGTATTTGGGGCGGCAAATCGGCAGGCAACTTCAATTTAAGTAAATAATGAGCGGTCGTCGACATAATAAAATTGGATATAAACATATAATACCAGTTGGTTTTATATATTTATTAATATACATATTTATATAATTAACAATGATAGCATCCGCTGTTTAATAAAGCAGGCGGCAAAGGAGCAATTGATTCAACTGTCGTATTACAATTGTATTTCTTATATTTCAATAGTCCGGCTTTCAAGTATTCACCAGCGGTAATTGCCCCTTGTCCATACTCGCCACTATTTTTTGCATTATAGGTTGTATAAACGCGTTTACCGCCAATATGATAAGATCGTGCTTTGCAATCCGGCAAACACACTTCTTCGCCTGAATCAATCTTTTTGGTGACGCATGTTGCTGCACTAGCTTGTACTACATCTTTAATATATTGCCCCGCACTGTGATCTTCGGGCGAAAAGTTTTTCACCCAATTTGCTTGAGCACCCACTCCACCACAAGTGCTTCCATTAGGACAAGTTGGGAAATTCACTGTAGAATAGAGAAAGCCTTTGGTGTTCTTGGTTGATGTTTTAACTATGGTGGGGTCATTGCCTGAACAATAATTGTATTGTCCGTTAGTTAAAGCCGAGAGATTAGTGTTTCCAAAGATGCGCTGATTACGATGTCCACCGTTTAAAGAAAACCCATTTGCTGAAACAGGCACTTGAAACCTTCTTGAATTTCGTTTTAATGCAACAATCGACATAGATATATTATATATATATGGCGTTTTTAAAAATAGTTTGGCTATGCCGTTTTTAAAAATAGTTTGGCTATACCTTTCTCAAAGGTATAATAATACCCTTTCGGTTGGAATCTTTTTCAAACATCTCTCTAAAAAATAAAATAGTTTTGTCCCTTGTAATTTTTCTAAAGAGAGATTTTCGTATGAAATATTTAAACACCATAAACATAATAAACCTAAGCTATAATAACTTGCACTACGATGTGTAATAAAAGGCAATACTTTCATATTAAATAATTCGGGCGCACATCTCTCGGGTGGGAAAGGAAAAACAGATGGATATACTAGTGATAATTGCGATAAATCTTGTTTATACAGCGGCACTAATTGCGATAAATTTGATAATAAATAGAGGGTTTGTTCCATATGCTTATGCATAATACGAATAACGCTAATATCGCTTGGTTGCCAAAAAAATAAACTAAACCCCTGTTTTTCTAAATAATGTAATTGAAGCGAAAGGTGAAATGCCATCGTTTCTACATCCGAATAGTTCATTGCTTTGGGGATAATTGTCGATATCGACGATATTGGTGAAAGTGTATCGGTTTCTTGTATCCCCGTTTGCTTGATGAGGAGAGAAATAAAATTATTATAAATCTCTCTTTTTGTATAATATATATCGCTATCAATATAAGGATCTTTCATCATTTCTGTCAGAAATTGTTCAACTAGGATTTCTCTGATTAACATTATATTTGTTATTATAGTTGTTATTATTAATAAAAAATATATTTTAATAAAAAATTGAATTCATTAACACTTACTTAAATATATAATACAAAGATAAGCATATTATCACATCAATCAAATCATAATGTTTGCATCTAACAAATCATCTTATGTCCCGCCCTCCTTGCGGGGTAAAAAAAATACAGCGTCAACAACTCACGCTCATGCATCACCCACATCGTTATCATTATCCAGCACTAAAAAAACGGCACTGAAAAAAGAGTTCGCAATTGAACCAAACGCATTTCCATCGTTGGGGGAAACCGTAAAGAAATCTACTAATCACGGAAAACCAATAAGTTTCTCATCGGCTGCTGCAAGAAAGGTAGAAGATCCAAAAGAGGCAAAAGTCGATATTTTGCCTGGCTGGGTTCATATCAGTCGTCAAGAAAAGGGGGGAATTCAATATAAATATGGAAAACCCGTGATGAAAGAGGATAACGAAGAGAAAGAAAACCTGAAAATAAGCCGCATTATTTTGAAGAACCGAATCGCACGCGAACAATATGATCGTGACCGAGATATTGAATGTCTAGGTGACCTATCTGAATTTTACGGGCAACTCGACTTAATTGATGTATATGAAAATGAGACGGAAACTATATATTCAGACGACGAAAATGAATATAGCAATTAAATAAAGGTTTAATAAAATAAAACAGTACAACATCATTATAACTTTATTATAAGTTTAAATTTTTTTTTCATAATGTATTATTTATTATAATGGAGAATTTATTAGACAATGAAATGGCCGATGATAGTGAAAATGATAATAAATCGGCGTTATCATATACCTCTGAATACGATGAAGATGAAGATGATGAAGATGATGATGAAAAAATAGATACGGAATGGATAGATACATTTAAAGAAGAAGAAAATAATTATAATGAATTTTATAAAGAGCCAGTTATATCAATTAAGCTTTATTTATTTTATATTAATAGCAAGAAAGAAGTCATTAATAGAAATATACAAAAATATGCATTGAACAATTCAGGTATATTATTGAACACGGAATTAATTTCTTTAATTAAACAGTATGAAATAGATAACAGCAATAACAGCGATAACAGCAATAACAGCGATAACAGCAATAAAAAATATAAATTGAATTCTATTCTTCGCTACAATATTGATTTAAATCCCGAAGAAGTTGAAAACTATGTAAATTATGAATCTGACAATAACCGATTTTTATCAGTTGAAAAATATTTCAACCATATTCACTTTTATGACTCTATTGCAATGTTCCATGAATTAAATTCATTATATTTTATTTATATTGAGGAAGAAGATAAAAACAACACTATACATTCAAAAGGGCCTGTAGAAAACCACCATAATCATACTAAGAGAATAATAATCACGACGAAAAATAACAAAACAATGCGTAATAAAAATAAAAAAAACTTAAAGATAAAAAAAGAAATAAAGTAAATATATTATAATGAATATTACGCGTGATGGTGATATAAACGAACAAATAATGGTATTGGTAAAGCAAATAAATAACCAAAAGAAAACAGATATTAAATCATTAACTGCTAAAATATTATACGATATTTTTTATATTTATGAGGATACGCGATCCTTATCTATTCCTTATAAATTAATTTTTCACACCTATAAACAAGACCCTGAAATTTCATATAATATTTTAAGTGGATTTTTAGAATTTGGTGAAAATAAAGAGGATGGACAATCATATAAACCCATGATTGATTATTTTGCAGTTGAAGCCTTTAATGGGTTGCTTCAAATGGGTGGATGGTCTATTATTAAACCATGTTTAATGATCTTAAAAGAAAATAATTGCAATCTCTCGACAGAGCCTTTACTAAAACATATTTTAACATGTATTGTTACTCAGTTGAAAAAAGATAATGATGAATCATTTCCTATTTCGAATATATGTTATCATTTACCTCGCGAAACCTCATATTCTTGGGGCTGGTTTTCTTACTATATCGCACATGCGTTTTATTCTGGCATTAATACAAAAACATTAACCGCCAAACAAAAACGCAAAAATATGATGCTTTATCGTAAAATGATAACTAACTTACGAAAAAATTCATTAGAGTTTGTAAATAACCCCACGACAACAAAGCATGAATATTCGTCAGTAAAAATAGGGGAAGATTGGCATAGTATGTTAAATACATTAAATTCATATGAATATAAGTGGGCAAGCAATATACTTTATTCATCACTTAATGAAGAGGCGCCAGCACCCGCAGCACAAGTAGAGGAAGCACCAGCAGAACAAGCAGAACAAGCAGCACCAGCAGAACAAGCAGCACCAGCAGAACAAGCAGAACAAGCAGAACAAGCAGCACCAGCACCAGCACCAGCACCAGCACCAGCAGCAGAACAAGCAGCACCAGCACCAGCACCAGCACCAGCAGCAGAACAAGCAGCACCAGCAGAACAAGCAGAACAAGCAGAACAAGCACCAGCAGCAGAACAAGCACCAGCAGAACAAGTGCCAGCACCCGCAGCTCCAGAAACAAAAAATAATAGTTGGTTATACAGTATGCTTGGTT